TCATATCACTTTTATTGCGATCTTGTCTTTTTTTGATTTTATCACTATCTTCGTGGAACAATCGATATTCGGCAAGTACATTGATTTTGGTTTGTTCATCCAATGTGTAGAACCAATTTGGTTCCTGGCCCCATCGCAATGCAATGCGCATCACCATGAGATCATAGGAACCAAATCGGCTTATGAAAAATTTGTTTGGTTTTCCACCTGTTCTTCGCTAGGAATGATTTTCACCATTTCAAGCAATATTTGTGTTCCAATATCATAGATATCGGCCGGTGTGCATCCAGCTTCCAAAAGTCTTTCCATCACTTTGAAACCAAATTTGATTGGATCACCTGTGTGGATTGGATATGCTGGCAAGCATTTTGCGTGATCCACTGCAACAGCAATTGCACCGGCACAAAGTCTGCCAAGTTGTGCACGGTTCAAATCACTGCCCCAAATGCTGACAAAGTCCAAAGATACTGCAACAGACTTTGGAAGAATGATTTCGTGTTCACCAAGTTTTTTTAGATTGATTTTCATTGTGTACCTCTACATTTTGAAAAATAAGTGGGGATTTCTCCCCACTTACCAAAGGAATAATATGACTAACAAAAAAAGATTATACAGGGCCAGTGTATACTGCACCACCGTAGCAAGTGAAATTCAACGTGAATGATGATGGATCACCTTCGCTGAAATCCAAAGCACACACGCATTTGCTCAATGTTACAGTGTGATCTGCTCCATCGCCAAAGTCTGTGCCTTCTGCAACATACTTTATATCAACACAATGGTGTTCTACGTAAGGAACTCCGGCCAAGCCTGTAGAGATATTTGCACTGTAGAAACCTTGCTTGTTGATGAAATCTTTCACAGAACCTGCAGTACTGCCATTTGTAAATTCACGGAAATGGAATGCAAAAGAACCTGTGATTGCTTGTTGATCTTGCTTGCGTACAGCTGCAAAGTTTCCACGGTCCATCACCACTAGTTCTGAATAGGTTTGTGGTTGTGAAAATGAAAAGTTTCCATCTTCGAATGCAATATCAAGTGTTACTGGTGTTCCAGTGCCATCCAATAGGGTTATGACACCATCACGTTTTGTCTTGGGAATGTTTGAAAATGCCATGTGGCCTCCAATTAGATTGTGTGTAGGGTTGTGAATGTTAGGGTTATTATAATATATTCTTGGGAATCTGTCACTTGTCGATCTGATGATACATATCGAATCGTAAATTCTTTCGATGAATATGCTTCTAGTATAGCAGAAATAATTGCTGCTTCATCAGTAAGTGCCAAATCATAGTCGGTTGGATAGATATCCAACGGTCGCAAGCGATATGAAAATATCACCTCCACAGATGTGGAAAGATACACACCCACATCCCTACGTTGTCTTTCTTCCATTCCTGTGCTAGATCCCATCGATACAGTGTACGCACGATGTGCAATCGTGTCTTGGGTACGACCAAAGAAATCCGGTGTGTGCTTGGATTCTTTGTATCCTGGTATCGTGGCAACCTTTGCAGATATTGCTTGTCTTACTTGTGCAACGTTCATTTTCTACGCATCCGGTTGTATGTTGGTGGATTCGTGAGATATATCACAGGATTCTTTGCAACACGATCACCACCACCGGTGCCATTGTGGTCTTGATCATAGATGAAATTGATTATCTTCCATTCGCTTTGGTATTGTTTGTGATGCTCATTTGCGAGATCCAAGTATCTGCCATTGCTTTGGCCAAGTGATGAATGGAAATCACGAAAGATGTAATACAATGCAAGATTTTGATGTGCCGGCCTGAATGCTTCAGGTGACATAACGAGATATTCCAATGCACCTTCTTGTCGCATTCTTTGGATCATCGTGTACCACGCTTCATCAATGTACTGTTGATAACTTGAAAGGCTGCTTGGTCGCAGCTCTGCAAGTTGGCTGTATGTTGCAGTGAGATCCATATCACTGACAACAGGGTATAACCTACGCAATACAAGTGCTGCATTTCTACGGAATACATATACACCGGAAACAAATGAGATTTCCCATTCTTGCAAATAACCTTCACCAAGTGAAAGTGTGGAGTTCAAAATACTTGAACCGTGTGTATATGTTGGAACGTTTCCAGGATATGTACCAACAGCACCATCCACCAATTTCACACCGTTGGGTGCAATGAGTGTGTATTTCACAGCAGTTGGAGCTTGCAAAATACCATCACGATACACAGGCAATGTGGATACTTGGCTTTTGCCACGTTCCAATAGTTCTGGTATCTTGATCTGTGGTGCGTATGGTGTTGCTGTTGTCATTACTTGATATCCTCATATACTGACATGCCATTCTTTTCGAAATCTGCAATGAATGATTTCATGTCCTTTACTGTTTGATATATTATATCCAACTCTGCTTTCTTTTCTGGTATATGTTGCATTTTCGCAAGTACATCAATCGTGCGTGAATTTTCTTTTTGATGCACAATCAAGTTCCAAAAATGTGGTTCCGGTTGGCCAAGAATACCACCTTGCAATAATGATACACACCAGTTTTCAAATGATGTTTTGTCGAACTTTTCAATCAGTTTGCCGGCAATCACTTTGATGCCATTGAACTTGGGTGTGTGATATTTCCCACCTCTGCATTGATACACATGCATATAGTCATATCTTTGGGGATCCAAATACACCCATCCTTGCTGTTGCAAAGAACCGATGCGTGATGATGGATTGCCAAGTTCACCATTGATTTGATGAACACCATTCACACCAGGAACAATACGTTCCATCCTGATGTGTGGTAAAAAATAACCCTTTCGCATTGTTACTGTTTCTTCACTTTTCTTTTTGGAAACAATTACATCACGATATACAAATTGCCAGTGGGTGGGATGCCATTTGTAATAGAATGGATGGTTGGGTTGGGTTGGCAATAGATTGGATTGTGTTTGTTGGATTGGTTGCCAAGCCTGTGGAGAAAATTGTTGCATGTGTACCTCTATGCAGTGTGTGAAAAGATAGGAGTGGATTTCGCAACCCACTCCCACAGATATAACCTATTAGATAGCAGATATCAACAAGCATCCACGATCTTGATCGATTACAGACATACCCAAGTATGCGTGACCAACCACTTTGGTGATTGCTTTGCTTGCATCACGATCCATCTCAACCAATACTTCACCCATTTCTTGAGATTGAGAAGCACCGATTGCAGTTGGCATACCAGTAGCGAAACCGATTGCACCTGGAGCCCATAAAGCACCTTGGTGATCTGTTCCATCATTGGTGATGAAAGAAGATGTGTAGATTTCAACACCCATGAAATTGCCTTTGTAGTGTGAACCTTTTGCACTGATTGCTTCGTAAGATGCTTGAACGAATTGCAATACACCAGCAGTCAAGCCAAGAATATCATCTTGCAAGTCTGCCCATTGTTTTGGATGCAATACAGCAACATAAGGGCCGGGGGCACCTTTTCCACTGCCAGCAGCTTCCAATGTGTTGATAGCAGCCAAGAAAGCATCAACAGTCAAAGCAGCAGCAGAAACACCAGCAGAAGCACTGAAACCGGCAACCACAGCACCTGTCATCTTTGCGAACAAAGAATCATAAGATTTTGCAATGCTGTCAGCGATACGGAATGGATCAAGATCACCACCGTTCAACCCGGTCATGCTTGCCAAATCGGTGATTGAATAAGACAAAGAATTTCTTTTTACCACTACATCAGCATGTGCATCTGTAAGAGAGGTATCAGAAACTGCAGAATCTTCGGTACCACCTGTGAAAGCACTCCAAGAATCATATCCATCAAGTCCAGCTTTACGAACGCGAATGGTATCGCTTCCCATGCCATTGATAGAACCAACGAAATCCATGAAAGGAGAGTTTTTCAAGTTTGTTGAATCAGTTAATAAAAGTTTGATTTCTTGAGAAATCATTTTGCTTAAACGCAAGTCTTCGTTTGGAGAAGAAAGATTGTATTGAGATATAGCCATGTGGCCCCCTATTTGATTTTGATTGATTGTATTGATTGAAAATATGGTCAACGCTGTTCAACGGGTGCGACCCTACCACATACTAATATATACACTATTTTTCATAGTGTTGCAAGCATAAAAAAAAGCCCCACCTTATCAGTGTGGGGCCCAAAAGCGAGGTACGAACTTTTGAAAACTTTTTTAGATGCTTACCACGATCTCAGCATTTGTCACGTTGATAGTGGATTTCACTTTGAGATTGTTGTTGTCCACAAGTTGAACATCTAATTGCACCAAGTTACCAGATACATCATATGCAGATACGTGTACATGTTTGATGTTGAGGTTGTGTTGCAGTGTTGCCCAGGTATTTGCAGTCAAGCTTTGAGGTACAAAAGATTTTCTGAATTTGCTCAATGGAACGAGCATATCACCGGTTGATTGATTGAATGTCAACAAGTTGCCGGCTGCTGGATCTGCTTGTACAGATTGTCTTGCACGTGCTTGTGTGAAATAAAGATTTGAGCCTTCTGATACTACAGAGGTAGATCCAGTGAAATCAAATTTACCACCACTGAAAGACATCCCGGTACCAGCAGAAAACTTTGCGTATACTGCACTTGTCATTACAGCGATATCACCAGATGCACTATTGTATGTCAATAAGTTTCCGGCTGCTGCATCTGCTTGCACAGATTGTCTTGCACGTGCTTGAGTGAAATACAATTTTGTGCCTTCACTGATATCATCAGTAGAAGCAACCAATTGAATTACACCAGCACTGTAAGATAGTCCGGTCCCGGTTACACTGATAGCAGCTTGAGCACGGGCATCAGTGAAATAAAGGTTAGAACCTTCAGCGACCACAGAGGTAGATCCACTGAAAGAGATCAATCCACCAACTTTGGTCAAACCTGTTCCCACTGTGATAGCACCTTGTGCACGTGCATCTGTGAAATAGAGATTGTTGATGCCTTCACTGATTCCATCGCTATCAACATTCAAACTGAATACACCGTTTGCACCATCATAAGCAAGACCAGTGCCAGCAGAAAAGAAACCTTTGATTTCAGCTTGATCAGCAGTGATCTCACCGGTAGCAGAGTTATAATTGACACCAGCAGAAGCAGAAAGAGCTGCACGAACCTCTGCATCAGATACAGATTGTCCTTCAATCTCTGTAAAGTCAGTAACATCACCAGCACCACCACCATTGTGGATCCAAGTTTGAGCACGACCAGATACAGCAGTAAGAATGATGATATCACCTTCTTGCTTTTCTGTTCCACTATAGTTAGCAGTAACCCAAGCAGCCAAAGATGTAGCTACAGTATCAACAGATACATCTGTGATAGTTAGGGGTTTCAATTTCAATTTGAGTTCACCGGATTCGGTAACAAGTTCTGCATAGTTTGCACTGTCAGCAGCAATGCCCACAACAGAGTTGGCTTTCAAGAATCCACGAGTAATTGCGTGTGAATCTTGGG